AAGAAATACCTTACTATTCAGCCGAGTAATGTTCCAGCCACTGGTAAAATATCTCATAAAGGAGGTAATCCTATTATTACGATAACCCTTGGTCGTCAAGCTGCTATGTTAGATTTAGATACTGTTCGTCTCTCTGGTGATTTAGCTATATGGAGTGATGCTGCTGGTTCTATCCATCCCACCGACGCCGTCGCAGCCGAGTTACGAGCCTCTCACAAGCTAGGAGCATTTGGTATCATAGACCAACTAGTTTTCCGTCACGCCGAGACAAAGCAAGTAATAGAGCATATAAGACACTACGGACGCTTTATGTCCTCCTTCTTACCGGTTATGAGTGGTCTTCAAGACCAAACTGGTCACTTATCGGAGAGTGCATTGATTAATTCTAACTACCGAGTATTTAGAGATACAGTTGTCCGCAATAATAAGGCATCTCCCTTCTCTATTCCCCTCCCTTCGGGAATGACACTTGGTGCTGATAAACTACCACTATCAAAAGTTCCCATAGAAATAGAGATTCATTTAGCTCCCGATTCGCAGTTCTTCTATTCATCATCCGGCGCTACCGGTCTCCCCAATGTGACCAATTCATTCTATGAGTTAACAAATGTTGAATTGACTTGTGAAGTTGATGTTGGAGACCAGTCTCCGGACCAAGGTGCTTGGACATTTAATTCTATTAGCTCATATTTCTCCACATTAGAAAGTACGAACTCTATTATTAATTACAACCTTGGATTATCAAAAGTTCTTGGTGCTTTTGTTAATTTTGTACCGAGTTCTTTTGTGAATAATTTAAGTCAAGATGGTTATTTAACCTATATGCCTAGTCAATCAAGCGGCGCACTCGCAAATTTAGAAACAATCTCTTTCCTTCGTAATGGTGAACGCTTCCCACTCAACTTTGAAGTTGATTCGGTCTATGATTCTAGCACTAATGCGACTTCGGTTGTTGATGCCCAAGTCATTAAGAGTTTCTTACACTCTATCATCCCCGAATCCCAGCACAACAGAACTGGTGCTGGTCCATTAGTCTCCAACAGAAGCTTCACAGTTGATGCTGACGTCGTAACTGGATATAGATTGATGCCCGAGTGCGGAGGTCTCTATGGGGTCGGGGTATTATATGATATGTTGGATTCGGAGGGTGTTGATTTCTCTCGTGCCCAGTTCTCCATCCAAATGACTAATGGGTTGGCCGACGGGAATCCAGTATCGGCATACTTATTTGTTAAGAGTAAGGTTGTTGTTGCCTATGATTCTCGTGCCGGAATCCAAGTCGTGCAATAGTCCAACTTCCTAATGTAATTATTTAAACAATAAACACTGTTATAAGTATTATAATGGAACATACACAATATATGAGAGAGTATCGTAAAACTCCCAAAGGTTATAAAAATTGTACGATAGTAAATTGGAAACAACAAGGTTTAGTTGGTGATTATAATTCAATCTTTGAACGATACATAAATACAGAATATTGTGATTTATGTAAAGTATTATTAGAAGGTAAGGGTGGTAATAGGAAATGTATGGAACACGACCATAAAACTGGTGAGTTTAGAAATATAGTATGTAATCGCTGTAATACTTCTAAAACCGATAGAAAGAAACAAAAGAATAATACTACTGGATACAAGAATATATTATTTCATAAGAAAAAGAAGTTATGGATATATAGAAAACAATACAAAGGTAAATCAATTAAGATAATGAGAAAAAGTAAAAGGGATATCTTATGTATTAAATTTGCTGCAATGATATGTTATCGTTATTGATTTAAATATATTATATAATTATAAGATATAATGGAATGGAAGGATTTTTATTATAAATATTCAAATTATAAATTTGGGGATGAATATAGTTCAAGAACAGAATATTTAGAATATTTTAAAGAGAGTTATCCCCAAGAATATAGGAAATATAGAGATTATTTAAATAAACAAAGAACAGAGTATTATTTAGATTTAAAAGTAAATAATCCCGAAAAATATAAAGAAGAAAGATTAAAACACAATAAAAGATTAAATATAAGATATCATAATAATAAAGAATATTATAAGAATTATTATAAGGAATATATAAATAGACCGGGAAATCGTGAAAAATCATATATTAGAACAAAAGAATGGTATAATAAAAAAAAGGCATTTAAAGATAAGAAAGAAGAAAATGAAGAAAATGAAGATATCCTTAAAATAAATAAAAATAATAAAAATAATTTAGATAATAAAAATAAAAGTAAAATAAATAAAAATAAAATAAATAAAGTAACAGAAAATAAGACATCTTTTATAATTGATTTCAATTATTAACTATACAATAACAAAAAATCAAAATATTTTTCCAAATTTATTTTATAATTAATATTATAAAATGGATAAACAAGTTGATGCTATGACCCAGCAGAATGATGTTGTAGAAGACCGTATTCCGGATTTGATGAAAATAGGACAGATTCCCACTTCCTATGGACAGACTCTTACTACTGACGTAATTGACCCAGTCACTTTCTCGCAGAAAAGAGTACGATTTACTCTCTCACGTGTTGCCGGTTTCCTCCACTCTAATAGTAAGATAACTCTTGGAGTCACTCCCAAGACTAATAGTCGTGCATTTTACCCACTTAATATTGGTGTTTCTAGTTTAATTAAATCGGCACAGTTAATTGTCGGTAATAAGCAGATATGTGCTATTGAGGATTATGGTGATTACCACGCATACCAGTCTTTATTTATCTCTAATGAGAATAATAAGGAGAGAGAACAGTTCTTATCGCAGAGAGCAATCAATCACTCACCAATCTATGAAGATTTAGTATTTGGGAAGACTGCGGATGATACCCCCAATAGTGCTTCCGAGTACGGATTAGGTCTCGGCAAAAACCCAGTTGTTTCCGCTGCTGGCGCTCACCCTATGCAGCTCTTGCCTTTCCAAATTCACGACGCAACATCTGCTGCAACGATAGAAGAAGCCCCAGTATACTCGGTATACCTCTCGGACCTTTTCCCCTTCTTGAAGACTAACCAGCTCCCAGCATTTATGATTGATGAAGAGATTCATATTGATATTACTTTCCAAGATACTCTTTCTTCTCTTGCGGGAGCATCAAACTCTCTTCGTATGTGCTGCACTAATGGTCAGACGTCGGCCGTGGAATATGATATTACACAAGACCAAGTCAAATTAGTCTATGATTCTATCTCCTATGATGGTGCTATTATGGCACAGTATGCGGCACAGAATCCGAAGGTTGTATTCCAGTATGAAGATTACCGACTTGCCAAGAGAACTGGTAACCAGACTGCTTTCTCTAATTTAACTTTCCCAGTTGGTGGTAACGGTCGGCTAGTATCAAAAGTATTCTATGGTCTTCAACCGGATGCTAATAAAATATCAGAGAGTATGTTGAATGGATATGTTGCCGCTTGCCCTACTGATAATAGTAACAAACTAACCACAAATCTCTTATATAATGACCGCTATTTATTCTCGGTTGACCGCAGCAACGATGCCCAGCTCTTCCAGACTACCGCTCACGCAGAAGGTGGAATCCCTATGATATCTCGTGATGAGTATTACAACCCCGGAACTGGTGTCCCAGAGGCGGGAACGGGAAGGAGTGGATTGACTACTGCTACATTTGAAGGTCACGACCAGCAATTAGTCAGCGCCGGTCTTGGTGGTCGTTTCCGCTGGACTGCCTTACGCCTTAATCGTGGTGAGAGAGTTAATAATAAGGGTATTGACCTTGTGTATAAAAATACAGTTCCGGCTGGCAACTACACTCTCCGTGTATGGTTAGAATTATTGAAGGTTGCTACTATTGAGGGAGGCAAAATGTCGTGCTATTTCGCATAAATTTGATTTAAAATATATATATTATATATATATAGAATGGAAGCAATAAAAAAATATAAAGGAGATAAAATAAAAGAATCTACACTAAAAATATATGTGAAGAACTTACATAAGTTAAGACTTCTTTTTGGTGAAAGTTCTTTCCA